GAAGCGGTACATACTGAGCAGCCACTTGTTTAAGCGGTGCGTAGAACTTCTCCTTGGCGTTGGCTGGGACTAGCATCTTTGAAGACAAGTCTCTAAAAGGCAATCTAAGTGGAAATACCTGGGACTACTGCTTTGTGCCCCGTGGCGTGATAGTAGTCCCCTTTCTGCTATTGAGTCGCATTCTCAATAACCGAACCCAGTCTTATTGCTATTGAGAATCGTTTGCAATAAGACCTAACTCATACTCATTCCGGGTTAGCCCTACTGATATTGCAACTCATTCTCAATAACTAAATACAATTAAAAGGCCCCCAAGATGGGAGCCTGTTAGGTATATCTATTGGGCTCTTAATAAACCCAGAAGCGTTACAACTATTGGGAGAAAGAATAGTCCTACGGAAATGTAGAGCTCTTTCATCAATGCTCTTTAAACGCAATGATATAGTCTCGGTTATATCTTGAACACAGCTTGCAAGTCTTACAAGTTGCGCTCTCTGTATATTGTTCAGGGCAAGGAATGACCTTTACAGGCTCTGTAAGATCTTCAGTCGAAACTATTTGTAAGGGTTGTTTGTTGTCTTTAATCGCTCTCACTGCAAAGTCAAAAACAGTTGTATTTGTTATAACTACATCACAACCCGTTGATTTATAAAAGGCTGCATCTTCTATTGTTTCGGTTGAAATATTAATAACAAAGCCAGGTTGTGAGAATCGCTTGATTGAATCAACGTTAGTTTTACCGAACGTTTTGTCAGTGTGCCAATGAGTGTAGGTGTAAAGACTTACGTTTGTGTTTGTCGTTGCACACTGCAGTTGGTCTAGTTTCACTACATCTAGAAGGCCTCCGTTGATTGTTGGAAGGTCACCTGATACGTTGTGACGGAATAGAGAGCCAGACTTTAGTTTCTCTATTTGAGAGAGAAAGCTAGGCCAGTCTGTTCCTCTAGTCCCTTTGTTAACTTTTGCCCAATGCCAAGACTGAGGCCCCTTCTTTGCATAGCAAACGTGATAGAGGCCACAAGTCAAAGGGCAAGAGTCTGCACTGGTGGTAGAAGCAGGCAAGCCGCCTAGTTTCTTATTAGAGCTCTTTGTGGTGAGATGGAAGGTTGTCATGATTAGAAAGCTCCGTCAAAGAGAGTAGAGAACAGGTCATCTAAACAGTCATCTAACTGCTTTCTTTGCTCTTCAGTTAGGTTTGGATCTTTGAGCTTTTGCTCTAGTTTGTCAGCGAATTTGAAAGCCTCTTTAGGACTCTCAAAGTTAATCTCAGCCCAAGTGAGGTCGCTTGCTTTAATTTCGTGGGTGCTCATTGTTCGTCATCCTGTAGAGTTTCGAGTTCTTCTAGTTCCTGTTGTGCCTCATCCCACGCAATCTCTTGAGCTAGAGCCCAATCAGCGTAAGCATAAAAAGCAGAGTCGTTGTGAGGGTTAATCATCTTTCAAAAGGTCAGTTTTTAACTCGTTAAGGATTAGGTCTACAGCTTCCTTTGCTGTAACTCCTACGGGCTCTATTGTTTCTTTGTCAAAGTAAAGAAACCGGAAACCCTCAGCTAACAACAACGCAAGCATTTGTTGAGGTGATCTAATGTCAGCCCTTGAGTAGCTTCTGATTAGTTCCTTTTGTAGTTGTGTGAGTTTCATTGATTAGAGAGAAAGCAAACAGCAGAGACAGCAGCGAACAGAACACACAGCCATAGGTTGGTTGAGCTTACTGCTAGAACACAGGACAAAAGGGCGATAAGTAACAGCATTAGTACAACTCCGCAGGATCGATCTTGATGCCGTACTGGTTCACAGCTTGATAGCCAAGAGCTGCAATGGTGCCAATATCACCCGGTAGCAGCGTCTTAGTTTTAGAGAGCCTGCAAAGCAAGATTGCTTCCTGACTCAACGGATAAGCCCGAGTCATTCCGAAATGGTTCTCGAGCTTGAATCGGATGTTTCTCATTGGATTAAAGAAAGGAAAAGGAAAAAGCCAAGCAAGATGCCTGACGAGAGCCAAGGTAGATCCTGAGACGGACCCAGCCCAGGAGTTCAGTAACAGTTGTTTACTAAAGTTTTGTAAAGAGTTCTCAGGATCAGTAGAAAGCTCTGTAAGCCGCTGTGAGGGCCTTGTGAGGTTGTTTAGGTGTCAAAGGGTGTTGAAGGGTTTTAAAGGGTCTTCTAGGGCCTCCTAGAGGCCTCTAAGAGCGTCCTAGTTCCTAGTTAGTTGCGGCCTCGAGCGCGTGAATATATACCGATAACTTTTGCTTATCATTTGTCGCCACCTATTAGCTGCACTTATCAATCCCTCAAAACTTCCCCAAACTCATAACGATTTCGCCTTAAGACCCCTCGGACAGCCATTTATTGCGACTGAGAATCATTATCAAGGCGGATTAAAGGCCCCCCAGGGGGTAACGGGCCGGGGCGTTAACGCTAACTAGTGCTCAAAAATCTGAAGCAAAAACCTTTCACCCCTTTCAAAAATAAAAAAGAGGACCCCTTAGGACCCTCTAAAACTCTCCCTATCGGGAACATTTAGTATTGCTAAAACCTTTTAGAACTTTTTAACACCGCTCGGGATTATTTCTTAGACCGGTTATACTCTTTAGACACAACCCGAAGGTTCTTACGCCCGTTGTTTTTGGGATTACCGTCCTTATGGTCTACGTCCTTGCCTTTGAGGTTGTAACCAGCCTTAGCGAGCTTCCTACGAGCCTTATTACGGCTACTACGGTTCTCCCGCTGTTCTGGCGATGAGTGGTAGTTGTCGTATTCCTTACGGTAGTTTCTAGCCACGGCTACAGCCAAGTAAGAGCTTTACCAATAGTAGGTAATTCTTTACAAAAGATCTCTTTTGCTTGTTGAGCAATAACCATGTGTTCCATCTGAGTCCCGTTTTGAGACCTTAGATCGATGTAGTGAATCCAACTACGGATAGAACCAGCCATATACATTTTGGTTGGAGTAGCTAGGGGAAGGATGTCTCTAGCTGTTTCTTTAGCTATACCGTTAGAAACCATTTCTCGATACAGGTCTGTTGATTCTTCAAACAGCTGTTTAATCCTTCTGTAGTACAGCTGAGTCTTTTCAGAGTTGAGATCATCAATAGAGTTTTGTCTGTTTTTCAGGTCTTGTCTTCTGAGGTGAGGAACATAGGGATATCCAAGTTCTTTGACATCTGCATATCGCTGAGAGAACTCTTGAAACGAGAACGATCTGTGTCTCAGGATTTGTGCAGCAATAGATCTTGTGGTGTTGATCTCCAGGACCATATGACACATCTCAAAAGGAGACCAGTGTTTATGGGTAATTAGGTAGTTAATTAAACGTTCGTTGTTGTTATTACTTTCTTGATTACTAGGATTACTAACCCTAGCCATATAAACAATGAGTTCTTCTGCCTTTGGAGTAACCGTAACTAGTTCAACAGTACTCATGGTCTTTAGAGGCTTTTAAAGAGGCACTTAAAGATAGCAGCAGAAGAACCTCTTTAAAACCCTTTTTAAACCTTCTCTTAAAACGATAACAAACGTTATCAATAAGACAACAGTAAAAGACCCTTTTTAAAAGAGCTCTTTAAATACTTTTAAATACACTCTAAGCACGGCTGTCAAGAGCGTAAGTCGTTGAGGGGTCCAGTTTTAGAGGTGGCTGTTCTTGACGTAAGCACTTAAAGGGGTGGTTAACCTCTGGCTGTTCTTGGCGTAAGACCCACCGTGTGGATTGGACCAAACAGAGAGAAATTTCAGATCCACCTAGAGCTTGACCGCAAGGTGTATTGGAACTTGGTGATTGAAGCAGCAACCAAGGAACAACACCCCGAGGAGTTCCTAGAGGCGTATCTCAAAACAATGTGGAACTCTGGTGAGCCTTTAATGCCCTGAGAGGCCCCTAGAAGCCCCAGGAAGGCCCCTCTAATCCCTTTTAGGTACTCTGACCCCTAAAAGGTTTTTCAGGGGCCTTCTAGGCGATTCTGAGTGGACTTACGAATCGAGCCAGTTACAACCGCCTATGGATGCCATAGAGGCTTTTTGAAGGTCTTCAAGGCTTGTTGCGTATCCAATGGCATCGATAGAGAGGCCACCATCGCCTTGGATAAACTTTCGTTCCAGTTCCCACTGTTCAGCCAAACGAGCGTCCATAGCTTGCTTTTCCGTTTGAGCCATGGACTCCGTAAAGTACTGCACAGCCATTGCCAAAGCGTCTAAGCGGTCGTCATGCCGGATACTGTTCTTCTCCTTAGTAATACGGGTGAGCTGGAAGAAGAGCTGGTATTGGGAACGAGTTTCGCTTGGATAGCACTCAGTGGAGGCAAGGTCTTGAGTGACTACGTCCGTGTCAACCATCAACCGGTGTTGATTAAGGACAGGCTCAAGGGTGTCAATAATCCTGACTTCCTTTTGTTTTGTGTGTCGGACCTCTTCAATAGAGCAGGGGTAAATCACGCCAAGGTAGCGTTTGAGAAGCTCCGAGAACATCCCGAGGCCGAGGTTGCTTTCGACCAATATTTGTTTGACCTTGAACTCTTTAGCGATAAGAGACAGCTTTTTCAGATTCGGTTCGCTGTAACCGCCTCGAAGTCCACCGCTAGCGAGAAGGAAGAGGTTACCGTTCAAGTAGGCGACTACTGCGTAACCGAGCTCGTCAGAGCCGCGTCCAGAGGGGTCAACACTCATGACAACCCCGGTGTAATCCAGAAACTCAGAGCCAATCTGGGCAGGCTTGTAGAACAGATCGCCGTGAAGACCAACAGAAGGAAGGTCTAGGGCTTTATCGCCGTTAGCCAACCACACGACTTTGTTAGGACCTTGTTCGCGGTTTAAGCGGAACACACAGAGGTCTCTGAGTTTGAGAGGAAACTTTTCCTCATCACTCAAGCTGATGTCTAGAAGGAACTGAAG